CTAAAGGTTAGGCATAGGCCTCGGCACATATTGCGCCTCAACGGGTTCAGGCGATGAACTGGATGAAATCAACGAGGCGAGCTGCAGGTCAGCGCCCGCGTGCCTGCCGGCTCCGCCGTCCGTCCCACGGTCACCGCCTGCAACCTGCTGGCGATCAGGCTTCGTATCATCGAACAGCCCGTTCGTCGCGACATTCATGCAGAACTCGAAGCTCACATCGACCCGGGTCCCCTGCTGGGAATTGCAACGACAGCCCGCAAGGTTGCCGTCCTGATCGTAACCAACGGACACAAGCCGCGAATTGCGCTTGAGCATTTCAAGATCGCTGGTCGAGACGCAGAACGGCTTCGGGAAGGTCACCGGCTGCGCGATCTGGTCATACCTAGGAGCCGACGACGGCACATCAGCAACCCGAGGCGTGCGCGAGGCGATGTATTCATCGACGCCGATAGTGTCCATCGACGCAGGCGACGCCGTTGCCAAAATACCCTTCGACGGCTGAGCCACCGGCTCAGGTTCGGCCACCGGCTCAGCATCCCCAACGATACGGCCCGATATCTTCCAGGCGGCAAGGCCGAGCAGGACAAGGCAGGCCACGAAGACATAGAGCGCCCGAGGCGCCTTGAACTTGAAATGGTGTTCGGTCCCATCCTTCACCGACTTGTAGCAACCGAAGTACGTCGGGTCGATGGTGATCCGGGTTGACTGGCCGTCGGGAAAGTCCAGTTTCTCGCCGACGTTCATCACCGGTTGGTCGAACTCCCAACGCTTGATGAACTTGCCGCCGCGCCCCCGGTAGTAGTGGATGTGCATGCCGCACAGCTCGCGCATATGCGAGTCAATCAGCTTGGGGCTTTGCGTGATGGCATGAAGCTCGTGACCATCCTTCCGCATGATTTCCAGCCTCGAAGCATAGAGCGGCACCTTGGAGCCCTGAGGACGAACACGGAACCACGTCTGCGCCTCGTCGATAACAATGATCGCGTTCTGAGGCAGGTCGTACCAAGTTTCGGGATGGTCGAACTCGACCCAAGTAGCTTTAATGGCCGGATGGTCGGGCTTGAAGTCAGTGATATTGCAGTAATAGACCGTGCGCCCTTCCCTGTGCGCCTTCTGGTCAATTTCCTTAATCGAGTTTAGGGTCTTACCGTTGCCCTGTTTACCGGTGCGAAGAACGAACGTTGCCGTAGACATCAGTTACCCCCGACCGAGCCGAGCGACTTTTTAGAGCCGCTGACCTTGTTGACGCCAGACAGAACGATGCGCGTAGTCACCGCGGCGAACACGATGTTGACGGCTACGTCGAACTTGAACATGCCCATGATTTGAGCAACGTCAGCAGACACGCCAGTGAGCTGGGCCATTACCTGCGCCTTGGCCTGATCCATCACGAAATTGATCCCGACATAAGTAACGGCACCAATGCCCAAGGCAGACAGCACTTTTTTGACCAAGGGAACAATGGCCGTGCTGAGGAACGTCATAATCGCGACAAAGTGCATTTACTCACCTCCGAAAGAGCGGCCGACATAGACCATGAAGAACAGCGAAGCCATCGCCACGACAATGTAAGAAAGCGCCCCGGCAAAGTCACAAAGCGGCTGATACGAAAGCTGGATCGTGCGGTTGAAGCTCTCAATGCGCAGCGACTTAGGCGAAGGACAGGTCGAGCTGTAGAAGCGATTGCCCATGTTGAAAAAGCCGCTCGCATCGACAGTTTCTTCCTTGAGCTGGTATTCGCCTTTACCGATCTCGGCGTTGATGGTCGGCGCAGCCTTGGAGTAATCGCGGGCTTCCTCATCGGCACATGCCTGTTTCTTCTGAGATCGGAGAATCGCGCACTGGATGGCATCGCCCTCACAGGTAATCGTGGCCGAGCAGGACTCGCCACCAACAGAAGAACTTGGGTCTTCGCCTTCATCGCCAGAGCCTTCGCCGGGTTGGCTACCAGTGCCGCCATCCCCGCCAGAGCCATCACCGCCGCCAGTGTCGCCACCATCCCCGCCAGAGCCATCACCGCCGCCGTTATCACCACCGCCACCGCCGCCAGTGTCGCCACCATCCCCGCCAGAGCCATCACCGCCGCCAGTGTCGCCACCATCCCCACCCGAGCCATCACCTGGAGGGTTACCGTTGTCATCGGGATTCTTGGCACAGGTCGTACCAGACCAGCCATAGCCCGGAGGACAGCCGGGATCATTAGGGTCAGACGGTGGAACGTCCGACGTGTCGGGAGGATTGAGCGGGTCGCCTGTGCGCCCAAGGGGCGCATCGGATTCGGAGCAAATGTCGCCGGTAGGCGTGCCGACGTAGTTGCAGAAGCCAGTGCCCTCGCCCGAACCGTAGCAGCTAGCTGCGCGGTCGCTGAGCGAATGCGTACACTGACCGAAACAAACAGAACCTCCACCGGCGACAGCAACGTAATTATTCCCGTTAGAAGAAATCACCGGGCCGGATTTGGCGAAGATGCCGGGGCCACCTGCAAGGCAATCGTCTGGCGTAGGAGGCGGCACGGCGCACACACCATTTTCAGGATTGTATATTGTGCCGGGCGGGCATGACGTTCCGGACCTAGTTGCTTTGGCGGTATATCCATTGCACGAAGAGCTAGCGCGCAAATCCTGCCAATCGCCGTTAGAGTCCTGAGATTGAATCTGAAAGACGCAGTTGAAGGTTGTTTCGGTTTGTTTTGAAAGACGAAGAAAAGAAGAAACTCGCGTTCCTGATGAAAACTGTGCATCACACGAGGACTTGAGATCATTACACGCTTCGGTAGGGGTCGAACGCGTAGGAAGTGGCGTAAAAAGATAAGGCGTCCACTGATAATCAGCCGCATTAGAAAAAGAGCTATATGCGACCGAAAAACAAAGCCCACATAGCAAGAGTAATAACGACAAGCGCATATTCAGTAGCTCCCATGTTTCACTTCTCCCAATAAAAAGGGGCGCGGTTTGACCCGAGCCCCTTGATTGCACTGCGGGTCGATTACATCGCGCGGCGCATGTACTTGAACGCAGCGATGCCGATCAGAACGACCAGAACGGCACCGCCAATCACAGCGGCATCGGTACCGGCTTCGGTAATTGCTTCGGTAACACCAGTCGGAACGGCAGCGAAGGCCGAGCCAGCAGCAACGGTGGAACCAGCGGCGAACAGAGCTTTGAGCTTTTGCATGGGATGCACTCCTATGTGCGTGTTGAAAGAGCTTTCTTCATTGCAAGTAACCCGAAGACAACCGCGAACAGAATCAGCGCTTGGCCGGTAAGGACGGGGATATCTTCGGGACTTAGGCCAGGCTGGCCTAATTCGTCGCGCTCGATGGCAACAAGAGTTCCAACGCAGGACAAGTAGCCATCCGGCGAAGTTTTCCAGCTACCATCGCACGCGAGTAAATACATCAGTTACCGCCAGCCACAGCAGCGGGACGCGGTTGTACGCGCTGAACTGGTACAGGCAGGCCGTCATCAGAAAGCCACAGGTCCATGCCGAAAGCGGTGCCGGTTTTGGACTTCCACGCTTTGGCATATACCGGGACGGCAACTTGTTTGCCGATGTACGGCTTATAAGCGTTCTCGATGCCAGAATCGAGTTGGCGTTTGGAAACTTTGAGACCAATAGATTGCTCGATCTCTTGGCCGAATTGGTCACGACCAGGAGCGGTCAAAACCAAGTAATGCTCGATGATGGTTCCATTCATCTTTTCCTTAGTGGAAATGCCCTTGCACAGGCCCATTTGTACCAACATAACGATTACCTCGGTTAAGAACGGGCCCAGCGCCCGAGAAAGTAAATTGCCAACAGCCCGCACATAGTGACGACCAGGAGGTTCATAGTTGCGGCGATCATGCAGACACCTGCTGAGAATGCTCAAAAGCATTGGCATAGAGTGCGCAGAGCAAAATATACTGAGCATCAGTCATCCAGCCCGCTTGCCAGTAAGCGGCGATAAGGCCAGCGCAATAGCCAAAGTTGTAATTTCGCTCTGAGTCGCGGCAGTAACGAAGGTCTGTCAGCGAACGCTCAATATAGCGCAGATGTGCGATTCTCATGCTGCCTCCACAGATGGCTCCACGTACCAGCCGGGACGCTGAGCGCTGAAGTCAACTTGCAGGAAGCGCAAGATCGGGACCACGTTGTTATTGTGGTCATCCATCTTCAACTTCTGCAAAGCGGCCTTTGAGAGTCCGCATTCGCAAATCTGGTCAACATGCCGGTAGAAGGTCGCACGGGACATAGAGTCCATAGTTTCCTGCCAACCGTAATCCTTGATACTGCGGTATGTGCGAAACAGGTTGAGAGCAACTGTCTCATTGGCTTTCCCGTTATTTCCGAACTTCGTCCAACGGGCTTTAAGTGCGGCCAGCACTTTTTCGTCATTAATTACTCGCATGGAGATACCTTCAAAGGCCGCAAACAGTTCTTTAGTTACTTGTTCCCAACACCACTGAATAAAACAACTCCCCTGCTCTTCCAGTCGTTCCTGGTAGTCGCAAAGGGCCCATAAATTCGTTGGGATGTTTCTGCGTTCGAGCCAGCGGTGCATAACAGTGGCTTCGAGACGAAGAAGATTTTCGGCCCACTCCTGGAGCGCGGGGTTCTGGAGAACCGCGAGCAGCCGATGGGCTGCGAACGCTTGGGAAGGAACGAAATTGGCACCGCCGTAGGCTCTCGCAGCCTTGATGGCGTCATCGAGCTGGCGGCGAAACTCAGGGCCCTTGAGATACGCCTTGAGCTTGCGCAGGCGGGTTTCCTTGGAGCCCCAATAAGCCGTGGTTTCGTAGTCGTCACCACGGTTCCGGGTCTGGCCGTTGCTTACGCCGCGAAGAGCCTGGACGAGCTGTAGAGCGGTGCGCTGATCGGGCAGGCGGGCGGAATAGGTGCAGTCGATCCCGTAGACCTCGGCGACCTGCCAGTCCAGCAAAGCCCACAGCTTCGGGTAGGAACCGGCCAGCCACTTAAGCATGACCTCCCCGCCCTTGCGGATCGAAGTAGGCCCGAACACGTTGTGCCCCTGGAGCAGCTTCGCCGGGCTGGCTTTCAGCTCGACGCCGGGCTGTATGCGCTTGCCGAGCGACTGGTGAAATACCTTGAACGCGAGCGGCGTAAAGCCGGTAGAGAGAGATTCCCAAGCGTGGCTAATGTCCTCGACCTGATAACCACCCTTCCCGTCCGAAAGGACGCTGGTAGCACGAAGCGGAACGCCAAGGGCTTCCAGATCGACCATAAGCAGTTCGTTGCCGCGCTTACCGGTGCTGGTAGCGATGGCATCGGCCCTGAATGGTACGAAAAGGTGGATTTTGTCGAGCACAGCAGAAATCCCTGTCAAGCCCCCAAATGTGTACGGCTAAGGTACGATATTTGTCTGATCGCTGGCAAGACACTTTTGTCGTATCGATGGTCTATTTATCGGTTATGTATATGCGTACAGGAGATAGAGTCAGATGGCTGATTTAAGCGACCCAGGCAGAGCAACCATGAGCGTTGGCGAAAACATTAGGCAAAAGCGTGAATCGATGAAGCTGTCCCAAGACGGGCTAGCAAGCCTGCCCATGATCTGAGCGACGTCAGCAGACACGCCAGTAAGTTGAGCCATCACCTGGGCCTTTGCCTGATCCATCACGAAGTTGATGCCGACATAGGTCACGGCACCAATGCCGAGGGCAGACAGGACCTTCTTGACCAACGGAACGACGGCCGTGCTAAGGAACGTCATAATCGCTACAAAGTGCAT